TCAGTGAGGCGGCTCCGTTGGTTGAAGATATGAGCACTGTATACGAAATGCTTGGTACGAATGCCGACGACTTCAAAGCCAACAAAGAAAAGTATCACGAAAAGTTTGCTTACTTGTTTGAAAAATATCTAAGTCAACCAACTGACATTTCAGATCCAAAAGCTAAAGGTTTATTGGATTTTGTAAAGAATCAGATGGTTACGAATTATGAGATAAACGCAGGCGGACTTGAGGGACAGTACACAAGACAAACGGGCGACAAGTTACCGCCGATATCTTCAAAGATAAAAGATTTCTTTGATGGCTTGTTATTCAATCGTGAGCTTTTGCAGACAACACAGGACTTGGGATTCTTGGAGTTCTTATCGCCTGATGTAATGAAGAAATTAAGCGGTAAGGATCAATACGCATTAAACAAAGCAAAGAACGATGTTTTAGCCGAAGCATTGGCATACCTTGATGAAGGAACCATGCAACAAACTCAAATCTTAACAGGCAAGGCAAAGGGAATATTAAAGAGCCAGTTCTTTGAAAAGCGTAAGGAATTGTTAGCCAAAGCAAAAATCGCTGTACATCTAACCACTGAACAAAGATTTGCTGACTTGACTCGTTACGGTTACATCATGAAAGAGGACGGTTCACGTTACTACTTACCCGGTGCAAGTAAGGTACTTAATCGTGATGCGGTGGTTGATATTCTTACGGACGGCAATCCTAAGTTGATTGATACGCCCGAAGTTGCACGCATTTTGAAAGACTTAAATTCCAAGCATTTGCTAGGTACAGACAACAATAGCGTGGATCCCAGAACATGCGGCGATGCGTTCTTGTTTAGCGATAAGTCATACAAGACTTTGATTCAAGCAATCTCAGGAACTAGACAGGACTCAAACGAAACTAGATCCCGTGAACGCATGAATCGTAATACAGATCCTGCTGTTCAGTTCCGTTACATGCTGACTTATGGAGAGGGTATTGGCTCCGATGGAATGAAACATCAGCTGTTCGAGTACAAGCGAGGAATTGATAGAAAAGAACTTGAAGAATATCTCAAACAGCAAAAGTTCAAAAACAACAAACGTGTAGATGCCGCTGGATTTATCAAAGACCGTTTAACTTCACGCCAGTTAATGGGTAAGACCGGTGAGGCTTATTCCATTGCAGAAATCGCGGAAGCATTAGGGACGCAGGACTTTAAGACCTTAATCCAAAACGTGGCTAATGCACCTGACTTGGAATTACAAGAAGCCCGAATGGTTAAGCAAGGTTTGTTAAACGAATACAAAGACTTGCTGGATCCGTCTAGCGAAACTGACTTAATTGCACGCATGTTGAATACAGAAGCGGCTACACGTTATTACACGATTTTGGAAAGAGCGCTTGGACGTACGAAGATGCACTCACGTAAGATGCAACTTGCTCAAAAAGCCATGTCTGAAAGGATCATGCGTACTTTGAATGTCCGTGATTTACAGCCTAATCGTTTCTACATGCAAGAGCGTAAAGCATGGCGAATTGCGTCACGTTTTATTGCTAAAGGTGATTTGGCTCAGGCATCGATTTACTTAGCCAAAGCTGGATTGAATAACGAATTAAGACGCCGTGCCATTGAGGTTAAGAATGAAGTCGACCGTGCAATTAAGATATGCCGTCGTTTGGAATCCATGGCACCTGAATCTTTTGATACGAACTTTATCCGTGTAGCCAAGTATCTCAAGGGCGTTGTCTTCGGAACCATGACGGACGCTAAAGAGAATGCGCTTTTGAACGTACCAATGGAAAAGAACCAACCGATGGCTTACGCAAGGCTACAGGAAATCAAAGCCAAAGATTATCCGGAAATTGGTCAAATGACGGTAGCCCAGTTGGAAGACTTCTCATCAGAGCTTGTATCTTTGGTGATGATGGCAAGAGGTCAAAAGCAACTTATCCTTGACGGTCAAACAATCGACGTGCGCAAAGTTGTTGATCCTTTTGTGGAGCATTCAACGGCAGTAAACAAATCCGCAAAGCTATCCGACTTGGGAGTTAAACAAGCTCCGTCATGGATTGAACGTGGATTGTCAAAAATAACTAATTCATTGAATGAAACCAGAAACGCAGAATCTATCTTAGAAGTTCTAGGTGGAGTTAAGAAAGGCACACACAACGACTTGCTACATTACATCTTTGCCCCTATCCGCAGTCGTTCTGTTCACGCTGAAAGACGCACGAAAGATATCAACGAAAAGATAACCAACATAATCAGCAAGTTAAATCTGTTTGATTATGCTGAACCGTTTACCTTTACGTTACATAACGCTGATGGAAGCACTCGCTCAACGTACACTTTCAACGCTAACCGTATGGGACGTGGTGAGTTATTCATGCTTTTGCTTAACGCAGGAAACATGGATAACTGGAAGAAAACGGTTTTAGGTGGAAGAACCAAAAACGGCGGACGCAATGAAATTGATGCAAATCCATGGGGTTTCTTGAAAGACGACGGATCACTAGATGACGTTGACATGCAAGACTTCTTAGGACAGCTCATCGATAAAGGCGTGATAACCAAAGATTGGTTTGATGCTGCACAACGTATTTGGGATTTATTCAAAGAAGAAGAGCCTAAGTTACAAAACGCATACTATGCCGCTAAGGGTAAGTATTACAAACCTATCACTGCCGATTTCACGCTTTCTAAGTTGGTTGAAGATAAGTTTGGACAAGACTTTGCAGATTCCATAACTGGCGGTTACATGCCTATTCGTTACGATGATATCTTGCACGACCGTCGAATTGATGCTCAAGTTGACGATGTTCTTGCAGGTGATCCTACCGAGTTCGTCCCTGATACTCAGAACGGGTTTTTAAAAGACCGTACCGATGGCGTGTTTGGTGGCGTGTCACTGGATTTAAAGAACATCTACAACGCATTCTCAAAGCAGATTTGGTTTGAAGAACTCCAACCCGTTATTCAGAATGTAAACAAGATCTTCACGGATCCGCAGTTTGTATCAGAAGTTCAGCGTGTAGATCCGGGCATCATGGTGCAGTTAAAGGCATGGTTAGGAAACGTTGCGCAACGTCAGAGTAAAGCAAGAAGCACGGATCCTTGGATTGAAAAGCTATCTCAAGTTGCAACGTCGAGAGCTACGATGACCATTATGTCAGGTAACTTTCCTAACGTAATTCAGCAGATAGCGGGCTTACAGGTGGCATTGCTAAAGATAAACGGAAAGCAACTTATCAGGGCTTTTGGTCAATATCTCCGTAATCCGCTTGAACAAGGTCGAGCTATCACTGATGTATCTGAATATATGAGAACACGTAAGTTCAAAGATAACATTCGTGATATGAAGTTGGCACGTCAGAAAGCGTATGTTACAGGTGAAAAGGGAAAAGCTAACGCCATACTGGATTCAATGAGTTCTATGGCTTATGCGTTACAGACTTTATTCCAAGGTACGATTGATAACGTCACTTACATTGCGGCATTGAATGATTTTATGGAAACCAATGCGGGCAAATACAGTAAGGAAGAATTGACTAAACGAGCCCGTGAACACGCTGATTCAGTGGTTGCGACAACCCAGTCATCTAACCGAGTTGAAGATTTAAGCACTTATCAAGCGTCAGCCAATTCATGGCAAAAGCTATTCCGCATGTTTACTTCGTACTTTGTTATGTTGAGAAACTTAAATTCCGTGAAACGTGCAGAGTATGAACAAGCTGGATTTGGAAAGAATACGGCAAGATTAGCGGCGTTTGTTTCCGCATACTACATGCCTTTTGTCCTTGGTGAAGTAATTATGCAAGCAATGCGTGGAACTTACTCAGGCGATGACGGACTGGAGGAAATGGAAAAGACGCTAGCACAACAGTTGTATACAGCACCTTTAACTTCCATGTTTCCGATGACAGGTGGATTTATTTCAGGTTTAGCTACGACAGCTATGGGATCTGACAACACTTTTGTAGGTTCTAGAAACCAATCACCTTCAAGTGCGGCTATATCCGTAGGGGCTAATTTAATAACAAAAAATCCAATCGACGGACAATGGAATGAAAAAGATATTGCGTGGTTCTTTGATATGGCAACTTATATTACTGGCGTTCCTATGTTTGAATGGGGTAAGAATATCGCAAAGGGAAGTTATTTAATTTCTCAGGATAAAGACGGTGATGATTTAATTGATAAGACCAATACTTTATTAACTGGTAAAGCTCACTAATCTGCTATACTTGACACCAAGGCACCCAATTAAAACGGGTGCCTTTTTGTTTGGAGAAAATGATGATAACAAAGGTGATAGCAAAAATAATATCATGGGCAATTACTATTGATATTGTGTTTGGGTCATTAGCAGTATCAGCTATATTCTTAGAAATGTTCTTGGAACGTGTTTTTAACATTATCGCAATGTTCTAGGTGAATTATGCAATTAAGCGAACGAGGAAAAGCCTTATTGATCCGTCATGAGGGATATGAACTTAAGGCTTATAAAGCAGATCCCAGTGAAAAGTATTACACGATAGGTTACGGACATTACGGCGCTGATGTCAAATGTGGAATGAAAATAACCAAAGCTCAGGCAGAGGATTATTTAACTCAAGATTTGAAAGCATTTGAGGACGGTGTAAATTCCGCAGTTAAAGTTCCGCTTAAACAAAACCAATTTGACGCACTTGTTATTTTCTCCTATAACGTTGGTATAGGTGCTTTCAAAAAATCCACGCTGTTAAAGCTAGTCAATAAAGGCGATTTTGACGGTGCAGCTGAACAGTTTCTAATCTGGAATAAAGTCGGCGGTAAATTTAATCAAGGCTTGATGAACCGCAGATTACGTACAAGACAACTCTTTTTAATTGGCAATTACGGTGATTGATTATGTGGCAGACTTACACAGGCGACGGATCCAAAGGTCCTTTTACTTTTACTTTTGGTGCTTCTAATGTAAATCAAATCTTGTGCATCGTTTCTACTGGTTACGGTGACATGACTTTGAATGGTGCCGATTTCTCTGTTACTTTAAATAAAGACCAAGATAACAACCCCGGCGGTATTGTTACTCTTGACCAAGTATTGCCAATAGGTCATTACTTAACTGTGGGATTAGTGGGGCAGATTGTTCAAACCCCTAATTCCGTAGAACGCCGTAAAGGTGCCCGCTCTGATGTAGTTTGCCGCCATTTAAAATCCATTGAAGACCAATATAGAGAATCTGTATTTAAGACTGAAAAGATTTATACGGATTGTGCGGATAAGTTAGATGACTTTACCGAGAGTGAGAAAAAGGTTATTACCGACAAACTGGATAAGGTTAACTCTGATATTGATTCCATGAAGACGGAAAGCGAGGGTAGATTATCCGCTCTTGAAACGTCTGTAACAAATACCGAAAACAATATCAATCAGCAAATCGAAAACACCAAAGCCAATGTCGATAATAAGCTGTTGGTAATTAAACAAGCTATTGAAGTCAACGGTCAGAATATTCAGAAGAACAAAGAGAATATTGCGGCTAATGATACGGCTATCAAAACAAATCTTGCGTCGATCAACTCACTCAAAACACGTGTAACGAAAACCGAGCAAGATATTACTGCTAATAAAACGGCTGTAGAAGAACGTGTAACTACTTTGGAATCCACAAGTTCAGACCACGAAACCCGTATTAAAGCCAATGAAACTGAATTAGCTGACCACGAGAAACGTATTACTACCAATGCCGCAGATATAGACAAACTCGAAACTCGTGCAACTAATCTGGAATCAACCGTTGGTGAACATACTGTATCTATCGAATCCCACGAAAGCCGACTGAATAATATTGAAACAACGACTGATGCTGGTAAATGGGCTGAAAAGTTAGCGGCTTTAGATGCCAAAGACGAAGAGTTAGAAACTTCAATAACTAACTTACCTGATAAGTATGTGACGTTGGATACGGCTCAAACACTTACAGGAAAGAAAACCTTATCTACAACTAATAAATCAGTAGTAACTAGAATCATTATTACAAACAATGACAATACAGTTACACCTACTGAGAATGTCTGGACTAATGCTATAACGGCTACTGATAAAAATAATAAAGGTATAGGTTCATTACAGTTTAATAGACTTACTAATGGAAGTAATCAACTTAATTTGCAAGCTGTAAATCAAAATGCTAACGGTAATGATATTTCAGTTGGTTTGTCTGTTGCGCTTAAATCTGATGGAACTTCTGTAGCCAAAGCCCCTAACACTCCATCAAATGCAGTTAGTACTGAGATAGCCACAGCTAAATTTGTTACAGATAAAATCACTCCAATTAACACAGCTTTATCTCAAGAAGTTACAGATAGAACTAAAGCAATAAGTGATTTAAAAACTTCTTTGGCTAGTGATTATGTGACGTTAAAAACTGCACAAACCATCACAGCTGTTAAATCAATAAAATTACCAAGTAACCAACATGCAATAAAACTTATAGCTTCAGATAGTGATAATACAGTTGCGCCGTCTGCTTCTACTTGGCAATCAATGATAATAGCATTAGATAAAAATAATAAGGAACGCGCAACTGTACAAGCAACTTTAGATCCTAATGGTGCTAGTCGAACTAAACTAATGGCTATTCAACAAAATTCTAGTGGAGCAAATGTTTATAATTCATTGGAATTATCAATTAAAGCTGACGGCACTCAAACGACTAAAATAGGTGCATCTCCTGCTTCCAACTCCAACGATACTAGTATTGCTACTACTGCATGGGTTACTACCAAAATATCAGCTGAAACTACAGCTCGTAATACTGCTATTACTAATGCTAAAACTGATATAAATAACACTAAAGTAACTACTAATACAGCTCAGACTATTTCTGGTGCTAAGACTTTTAGTGCGGCAGTTAAAGGTTTAAGCTTTACTGCAACATCAGATAAAAGACTTAAAGATAATATCAAAGAAGTATCCTTTGATTTATCCTCTTTGAAAACGTATAGCTATTCATTCAAAGAAGATAAAGAAAAGATGCATTATGTTGGATTGATAGCTCAAGAAGTTGAACCTATTATTCCAGATGCTATACGTAAAGATGATAAAGGTTATTTATCTCTTGATTACAACGCAATAGTTGCCGCTCTAGTTGGTGAAGTTAATGCACTTAAAAAACGTATTGAAGTATTGGAGAATAAATAATGGCTACAGGTTTTTATATCCCTGATGGACGTGATTTTAGCTCCATCTTTACAGCAGGAAATGCTGGGTTTACTAGTGGTTTTAAACAAGCTAATGGACAGGATTTAGGGAATATCTTTGTTGGCGGTAACTCAGGTGTAGCTACTAAGTATTTTAATGTAAATACTGACATGGGAAATAAGCTTGGGATAACTAAAAGTTATGAGCAAGTCTTAATAAATACAAGAAAGCAACTTTTGGATATAACAACATATACAATTAACAAAACAATTTCTAAAATTGAATATACATTCATTTCATCAAGTAGCGCAAGTATTAGCTTAATTATTAATAACTCAGTTAAGTTAAAAACAACAATGGTTGATCCTACTCTTAGTAATAAACGTTACTTTGTAGATGTTAATCAATATGTAACAACTTTAAAAGTTGTTCCTTATGAAGATAGTGATGGTTATTATCCAATGGTTGATTATTTAAAACTTTATGGTTCATACATTCAATGAGGTAATTATGCAAACAATCTCAGTATCTCTTACATGTGTTTTTGACAATACCAATGACCGTATTGGTGCTCAGACTTACTTTATGAACAAGCTCAATTCTTTAAAAGATAAGTCTAGCTTTAATCTTACTCGTGCTTCTGTAGTCCAATGGAGTGATCCTACTACTAATACTGCTCAAATATTTGTTAAGGATTCCAAGAACTACTACAGATATACAGCTATTGCAGAGTGTTCTTATAAAACCAGTGATGATTATTTAACTGTTCAGAATGAAATAGCTTCAATTTTCAATGATGAATATATGAACATTCAGAACATTGACATTACTGGATTGTCTTATGAGCCCAGTGACGAAGATTTAACCCTTGAACAGTTACGTACTAAGAAACTTAACGAACTTACAGAAACATCACATCAGTTTGATGACCAGTTAGTTTGTGAGGATATGATAATCAACTCTTCACTGGGATTCCGTGCTAATGCTGATTTACGTTCTCAGAATAATATCGATGGTCTGATTGCGTCTAATGTCGAACCTGTAACTTATTGTGACGCTGATAACGAGTTCCATTCCTTAACCTTGGAACAGTTAAAAGTTCTTAAGTCAGAAGTTCTTACAAATGGTCAGAATCTCTATGCTCAGAAATGGGAGTTAAGAGAAAAGATTAACCAAGCTACCACGAAAGAAGAGCTTGAGGCTATCCAAATTATCTTTACTATGATGAGCTTTAACTAAGGTATCTACTATGGCAACTGGTTTTTATTTACCTGATGGGAGGGATTTTAGTTCAGTATTCACATCAGGTAACGCTGGATTAAATACTGGATTTAAAACCGCTAACGGTACTGATATTGGTAATCAATTTGTAGCTGGTAATTCTGGAATTACTACAAATTATATATCTATCGGGGGGGGTGATCTTGGAAGTAAGTTAGGTATTGCACAATATTCAACGCAAATATTAGTGAATTCGCGTCAGTATAGTAGAAAAGAATGGACTATAAATAAATTTATTACCTCTATTACGTATAATTCTACTAATGATTCTGGTTTGTCTGAACCATATTTATATATTGATAATAATCAATATGGATCAACTAATGGTGTAAATAAAACAATTACAATAAACAGACAAGTTGCAACAATTACATATGTATGTAGATCAAGTGGTGATTATCAAGGTTATATAACTTATCTGGCTATAACAATAAGAACAATTAAATAAGACCCATTGTTGGGTCTTATATATGATTATTCTGTAACAGCTTTTTTATAAGCCTGACAACCGTATTCCCATTCTAAATCACAAGATTTACCATATAGCTCTATTGCTTTCTCTTTGTTATATCTTACATAAGCACCACTAAAATAAAAATCTCCTGCATCTTTACAAGCATACTTATCATCTAAATCACATGCTTTATTGTAGTAATCTAATGCGGAACTATATTCCTGAATTTTTTTGTATATATCACCTAGTTTTCTAAATGCTTGCGCTTTTAGAACAGGTTTGGCATTGTTATTATCTATAACCATCTCATAGTATGGTATCGCTTTTGTAATATCTTTTTCTGTTGTAACAGGGTTATCGTATATGTCAGCCAATAAAAGACAGTGTATAGCTTCGCCCTTTACACAAGCTGAACCTAAAGCAAACTTTTCTTTTTCTTTATCTTCTTCTCTTTTTTTATTTGGTAATTTTGCATCTTTAGGGAAAAAAGCGTTTGTAGTTGTTGCTTTCCAAATAGTGTCACAGTTTGCTATTGTATATTTAGAATTTAATATACATTCAACTGAACTGTATTCTATGGCTTTATCTAAATATTCAAGCGTTTTTTCTTGATTTCTATATTCTTTTTTACCGTCTTTAGGATTTGTTATATAAGCTAAATTAAGACAAGCTTCACCTAACTTTAAGTCACATCCTTTTTTAAAATACTTTAATCCTTCTTTTATATCATTTTTAATGCCATAATAAATACCAAGTGTTGTACATGCTATTGCGTCATTTTCTTTGTCACATGCATTAGTTAATTGATCTGTATTTACGTCATCTACATTAAAATTATAAACAGTAGGAAAAATCTTTTGTTTTGGTAATGAATTATTCGCATAACTAATGCTAGCAAGACATAATGATATTGCTGTTAAAAAGCGTGTTATTTTCATAGATCCTCCAAAGTAGTTATCTTGTTTAAGTCTACTCTGGAATTTGATTTTTTCGCTTTTGATGTTTTGGATTTGGGATCTAAACAAAGAAAAACCTACTCAATCCAAGGGGGGAAGAGATCAAGTAGGTTAAAGGGGGAATAGGTTTAAGCGTGAGAGATAGTGTTAGCAACAAGGGGGCGGATAGGTTTAAGGGAACGAGAAATTTGAAGAACTTGCATAGCTTTCTTAACGGCGTGAATGTCTTCATCATCGGGGCGCTCCATGTCTTTTGACTCGTGCCACACCTCAGAGATAACAGCCATAGACATTTTGCAGGCATGGTCGATTACTTCTTGCATATCATCGGCTGTGTATTCATCAACATTTTTCATTGTGCGAACTCCTTAGCGAACTCAAAGATTTTGTCTAAGTCCGCTGAATCAAATACGTAATTAATCACTGGGATAGTGTATTGCCCTTTCATTTTTTGGAGGGCGGCGGATAGATTGTCGTGTAAAGATTCCAGTTCAAACAAGCCGTCCTTATCAGCAAGAAAAGCGAACTGGTCAAACATTCCTTGGATTTTGGGTTTAGCTTGCAAGACTAAGAAAGTCGTGAGCCCTTGTTGAACTAATGAACCTTTATTACATAGTTCCTTTTCAGCCCACGTTTCTACAGCCTTGCCAAAGTCTGAACTGGATATCTTCATGGTTAGGCTCCAGTGCTAGAAGCGGTAGGAGCAACCCATGAGTTGTAACGTTCCATCACCTCAGGACAGATAGCACTCTTTGGAATCACAGTCTTTGTTATCAGACCGAGAGTGTTATTTATCCCAGCAATGGCGCTGTTAGTGGCTTGAGCTAAAGCAGTTACCTGACCTTCAAGCGAACCGATACGGCGTTCGTTATTCAAAGATAAGGTAGCCAAGTCAGCGGCAACCGAATTGATACGATTGTTAAGATTGATGTAAGACTCAGCAATCTTATCGTTGGTGTATTTCTCGGCTTTCAACTGACCAATTTCAGCGTCTTTCTCGGCAAGACTAGCAACGGCTGCATTACCTGCGAGCATTGCTGAATTGTTACCGAACAGACCTAAGCCACCGTTATTGAGCAGAGCTAAAGCGGTGCCGGCAATTCCAAGACCGAGTCCTGAACCTGCCACACCTTTGGAAGCATAATCGCCCATAGTGCACTCCTTATGTTTGTTTAATTGCGTTTAATTTGTTCACGTATTATAAGTGAACATCTACATAATGCAACTAAAAACTAAATAAGATGCACTTAAGAGCTTGTTAATTGTGATAATTATTATCTTTGAAAACACCTTGATTTATAAGTTCTGTGAAGACTTCACGCAACTTAACCGCGGTGCTTTTTTCGATGGTGACAGGCTCTGAAAAGGAAAATCCAGAACTGCTTGCTTGGGAGTTAGGTTTAACGGTTGAGTGTAACCACGTGAGAAATTCAGCACCGTTAAAACAATTAGTAGATTCAATAAGTTCTTTGATAGCGGCGAGGTTGTACCACACTAATTTGATGCGTCCATTGGGAGTGATGGTCTTGTGATGATGGACATTTTTGGGATCAAGTTTCTTAGTGAAGTAGGTTAGGTTGGAAAGTTTTAAAACGTCGCACGCATCTTTTGCCGCAACCCAGATGGTGCCGTCGTCAGTTTTGAGATGAACCCTTACGGGCGTTTCATGAAATAAGAACGTGTTAAATTCCGCGGGCTCTGGATTAAATCGCATATAAGAAAACTCCTTTTTACTTGTTGTATGTTTGTTTGGTTTTCATAAACAAGTATGCAACAAAATCTAGCTAGCTAGACAAAAAAGTTTCTCAGAACCCGCAAAAATTTGTGCTCTAAATTGTTCTAGTTTATACTCCGTTGTACGCCATTAGTCGAAAATGTTACTGATTTATAAGGGTTATTGAAGTTTTGTGAGTTAGCAATTTTATTTTTTTTATTTTATAAATCAGATAATTATCTCTGACTTAGTTTTAAAGTTAAGCATTTTATTAGTGCTACTGTATAGCTAACAAATGGCGTATACATGCGGTTTATCAAGGGGTCAAGTACACCGTTTTACAGCACAAATCTGTGTTATAAATTTTTCTATAGGTGCGTATAACTCTTTGATTTAATTCCGTTTTCTTTAACATTTTACAGCACAAAAAATTATGCTTACAGAAAACAAGATTAAGTCATTAAAATCCAAAGAAAAAAAATACGAACTTTTAGACGGCAATGGTCTTTATGTTCGTGTTTATCCGTCAGGTAAAAAGGTTTACTTGCTCCGGGTAATGTACAAACGCTACATGTACAACGAAGTTTTGGGAGAGTGCAACAGGCTTACCTTGCTCGACGCTCGTCTGAAAGCGTGTCATTTTTTATCAGACATTGAAGACGAAACAGAAAACAAAGTCCGTACTTTCAAATCTGTTTATGAAGAATGGGCGGAAGAAAAGAAACAAAAAATCAAGCACTGGTACGTTGTCGAAAATCTTGTCAGCCACGTGCTGCCTAAAATAGGAAAACTTGGAGTTGAAACAATTGACGATTCCACATTGAAGTCAGCACTCCGTGAACTTGAAGATCAGGGAAAAATCAATACTATTCATCGCGTCATTTTTAAAGTAAATGAGATCATGCGTTTTGCTAATTCCATGGGATATATTGAACGCATCAAAACCCAGTACGCAATTCAACGTTTCCCTAAATTGCCTGCTATCGTTCACCGTGCTTGGATTGATCCGGATAAATTGAATATAGTCTTGGATTCATTTAAGCATGCGTCAGAGTATTACACGGATTTCTTTTTGTTCTCTATTTATTCCATGTTACGTCCGGGGGAAAACGCGATCCTACAATGGGATTGGATAGATTGGAAAAACAATATCCTCACTATTCCCGGTCAAAGCATGAAGATGAAACGTGATCATCAGGTACCGTTATCATCTCAGATGCTACAGATTTTACGGAAGATGAGAGAGCTGAATATCAGTGATACTTATGTTTTCGCAACGATTAGAAAAGGTGGAGTGTCGGATCATATAACTAAGGCGGCTTTTCAAAATTTTCTTAAGAAAGTAAAACTTCTTTCTTTATGTTCCCCTCATGGATTCAGAGCAACTGCACGCACTTGGATGGCTAGAGTTCATATCCCAGAGCAAGTTGCAGAGGCGTGCCTCGCTCATGTGTCAGGTAATCAAGTTGTGGTTGCGTATAATCACGAAACTTTTTTAGAGGAAAGACGGAAAGTGATGCAACAATGGGCGGACTTTGTGGATTCTAAACGGTAAGTAATAAAAAAGCAGGGCATCAACCCTGCTTTCGTTTTCTTTCATCTTTCTTTCATCTTTCGCGTTATCTTTGCGCTTGATTTAGGATCCATTGGTCAACCGCTGATTCCGACCAAACTCGCTTTCCTCTTGTAAGACTGGCAGTAATCATAATCGGTTTAGGGAATCCTGCACGCTTTACGATTTTGTACATAGATGCCTTTGATACATGGAATCTAATAGATAATTCCATTATGTTCAGCAACTTTTCAGCCATTTTTATTTCTCCGATAAAACAGTTTTCAACAAATCCAAATGAGCGGCGATATCGTTGGTGCCATAGTCAGCACCTAGAAACATTGTCATGCCGCCTTTACCTTTGGGAGCCGACTCTAAAACGGTGAAAGCCTTGATTTGAGAGTCGTCTTTGATAATTTGAGAGCGTGTTAAAACGTCGAATGGACCTTTAACAACGCCATCAGAATCATGCGGCTTGTTATCCAACGGCGGTGTGAACAACAGCACGGCAACACAGGAACCCTTAAAGGTTGGAATTTTGTTTTCTCTTTTGGTATACGCAAGTATTGATGCTTCCTTTTTCATCCACTGAGAATACTTATAAGTAAGTCTCATTACATGCGTTACTCTTTTCTTGCCAGCCCGTCTCATTCCAGATACAAAGTGCGCTCCACCTCTTAATGCTTCGGCATCTAAAGGGACAACGGTCAATCTTTCATTCAACGGAACTGGCACGTTTGAAAATTTAATCCGTACTATCTTCATTCAAACCCACCATTAAATCGTTGAAGTCGGTAGGTTTGTTTGAGCCGGTACGAGTCATGAAATTAACTAAGCATTCTCTAGTGAATGATGGAATTTTTACATCTCCACTTACAGCTTGTGCAGCCAAATAAGCATCACGTTCGCCATTGCCTTTATCCCCAAATATGACAATGCGAGCGTTAGGGAATGTTTTACGGATCTTAAGTGCTACGGACTTTAAGTTCGTGCAACTCATGGCGGCGATTGTGTAGAAACCAGACATCTTATAGATAGACATGGCAGTAGCAACGCCTTCACAAATTCCAATAGTTGCGTAGTCTAAAGTTGCGTGCATTCTACTGGGATTTTTAAACGAGAACGGATACCAAGCATTCCCTTTAATTTTCCCGCCTGCGAGCATGGTTTTGTTGCCATAGTCATCGATGAATTGCAGGCTTGATACATTGGGATTGCACGGACTATCACGCAATGGCACTACAACTACAGCGCCTTGAATACGTTTACCTTGATGCTTTAAAGGGAAACCGACTCTTAAATTGATCCTTCCAATAGTTTCAACACGATAATCCCAGTTAAGGTCAACGGTATCACGCAAGTACAAGCTTAAATTTTTCTTAACCCAGTAATCATGATTGAAAGCGTATAGTAGATTTGGGATATCGTGATAAATCTCAGTTGCACGGACTGCTACCGCCTGATATCTTTCCATCTGTTCAGCAAGCGCTTTAGCTTCAAGTGCGTGCTGTTCTTCTCGTTTCTGTCTTATCTCCTCTTTGGTCAACTTACGTGTGGAATGTTTAACCCATATGGCTTTTTCACCAGTAACCCAGTTATACACAACGCCACCGGCACGGTCAGGGAATAAACGAATGCGTCCTGATGTATTGCCATAACGATGACCAACAATAGGAACTAAAACCCATGTAGTCGGATTCAAACGCATGGATACATTAGGGGGGCAGACAACCCCCACAAATGCACATGCGGATTCTAAGTCAGCAAATATATGTTTCATTGTCTGCACCCCTTGGATTAAAACGGAATATCAGGATCAGCTTGAGTAAGGTTAGGTTCTTTGGGTTCTTCCTTTACCTCGGTACCATGTTCAGCAATGTAAGCTGCACCAGCTTTTCCACCGTTACCAAATACAGCTGCATAATCAGCATCACCTTGAGCGTATGTTGATGTGGTTGTGGTTGTGGCACCGTAAGTAGCGCCCGCACCTGAGCCAATCGCCGCATCACGTTGCTGTTGTTCTTGCTCTTTAAAGAATTTGATTTGACCGTCAAGATTCTTTTGGAGTCTCTTGTAGTCAGCTAAAGCAGTATCGCGGTCGGTCTTTCCTGCAAGTTCGTGAGCGGCTGTTACGAAATTCTTGGAGAGCACGCCAGCTAACTGATATTGATCAACTGATTCGTTCTTGTTATTGAGATAACTTCCAGAGCGGGCAAGCGCACCAATGAAAGTTTTCTTTTCGAGAGCAGGAATTGACCAGTGCTCTTTTCCGTCTTTGTCAGTGCGCACTTTGGGATTGTATTCAGAGCATTCTTTCTCTTTGTTGTAGCAACCACAGAGAGCGGCTACTTGAGATGCAATGAAGTGGGACTTGGTGTTTAAAAATAAGGTAACGAATACCTTGCCGACGGTGTCATGAGTTTTGGGATCACATGCTTCACAAGTTAGGGAAACATAAACTACACGACCCCATGATCCATCGCAAAGTTCCTTATCTTTCTTGCCTTCCTTGAGTTCAGAAAAGATAGTGTTTAACTCGTAAATTCCACCTTCACCCTCAAGATTCTTCATGTCTTGAGTATTTGCAGGAGCGTCGACAGGAGCACCGGTTACTACAATTGGAGTCATTGATAAAGCCATTTTTAAATATCCTTAACAGTTACACTTAATTCTTTGTAGAGATTTCTGAGAGCGGACGAATCAAAAGGATTCAGCCCGTTTGATTTGTTCAACGCATTTGCAACAATCTGTAATTCCGTATGATTTACACAGTGCAGGAAACGTTGAGCCCAAACTACATACAAGTCAGATGTATGCGGCGGTTGATTGAGCGGTTTGGGTTCCATTGCGTCTAAGATTGGAAAGAAGTCGCTTCCAGTATTAGGGTTGTACTTAGCGCCATTGGGTTCTTCTTCAATTATTTCTGCTTCGGCTTCCACAGGGGTTGGCTTTTCTCTAGTTTTGCGTTCAGCTTTAGGAGTCATAACTGATTGAGCAATGCTTTCAGTTGTGGCGGCGGGCACGTTCATTTCTGAATAGTCTTCTGTAGTACCAAATCCAGAAAGAACATCAGGGAAAGCCTCATCACAGCACCATGACATTGCACGTTTTAAAAGCATGCGTTTCCAATAGTGAACCCATGCATTAGTGCGACCTTTCCAAATGCGGATCTTTCCCTTGCCGTTAGGATTGTCGACCCACTCACAAGCCATAAGACCTGCGACAACTGCGTCTTGAGCTGAAAAAGTGATAGTTACATCGGCATGCCCTTGACGTGTTGCAGTACAAGTCCACTTTGGGATCCCATCAGAGTCGTCGTACTCGGATTTGATATCGCCGTACTTCATGCACAATGCTTTCTTTGCGTCAGTGCTTAAAGTTGTACGTCCGTTTACGACTGCAATATTCATGAGTGACTGCAAGGGTTTCATTCCAAGTTCAGCACCACGGGCACAGGCTAAGTAAACATCGCGACCTCTTGATGCGTCTTTGGGAGCACCTGCGGGCGTACGAAATGCGTCAGGTACCATACCCGAACGACTCACATAATCAGCCCAGTCACGAGCGGCGTCGAACGTTGCAGGAACATAAGTGAAACCGTTGCCTTTGGATTCACTGGTATCATTCGCAACTGTTGGAAATATTGAATCCAGCTTTTCAGTCGGATTTTTTTCATCAGTCATCGCTAACCTCCTTGATTAAGAAACGACGAGATGGCGTGTTATCCCTCAGATACTTTGCGTAAATCTTGGGATTCTCTTTTTTGAATGCGGCGGAATCGAACGTTTTTCTAGCGGCAGTCGTCTTGTAAGTACAAAGGGGCTTACCACTGGGATCCGTAAGCATGTCGCTTAATCCAATACGTTCTTTGAGTTTGTTCTCCAGCTGTTCTTTATCAGCCGTGAGTTGTTTAATCTGGTTACGTGTTGATATGAGTTGGTTGTATACCTTCATATCAGACTCGTTGGCTTTAACCTTGGACGAAACAGAACGCTCCGTATCCAAGTCAGCCGCTGTAAGTTCCGGGGGATTGTCATCTAAAACGTTTCGGCACCAGAACTCGTCGATTTTCTCAAGCATCTCTTGGTGGAGTACGTGATCTGCGTGAATAGTGAACACTCTGAAATCGTGATGTCCTATCAAAACAGCAATGTCAGCTACCTCAACACGTGCAACTAACATGTATAACTGGACTTGAAGATAGTAAGGACGCGGAACTTGTGAATCTTCTTGAGCAATTCCAACAACTTCATCGTTTTCAGTTTGATAAATATTGCCGTCGCCCCAGTTAAGTTTCGCTTGTCCGTATTCGTTGAATTGACCTGTTGAGCTGTTAAGCATCGCGGTCTTTATTTCAACTATTCGTACGGGTTTATTCTTTTCGAGAATTAATCCGTCAATGTTTGCTTGGATTATTGGAAGTTGCGGATAAACAAGGCTAATGTTCGCGTCGATGTGATCACCGTAAATATGACCAACAAGATCCCAGTATTCACGTTTGATTGGCTGTTCGAGGATTGTTCCCCAGTGAGTAAACACGTTATCAGCCGCACCAAATCTTTCACTGCGTAAGGTCTTATCTTGCCAAAGCGTGAATGGAGTACCCCACGGTGACTCGTTCATTAGCTTTGCCATGTCAGATCCACCAATCCCAGCACAACGTAGGATTGTGAATTGTTCGGATTCGTCGGTGGTTTCTGCTAGTAGTGCACGGACTTTGTCACCATGTGCATGGTTTAGTTCCGTGTAGTGGGAAGATGAGAATAGGAATGGCATTTGATGCCTCCGTTGCATAAAAAATACATAATCATTGTAAGATTGATGTATTCAAAATGCAACAAAAATGCATCAAATGTTTTAGATTTAATCTCTATTCACAAAGAAAGTGTATTGTTTGTTCCAAATTACAATTAAAAAGGTACAAAAACACCTAGAACACAACCTGACATCTTGAAATTAGATAAGTCATAGTCAGGTTTGTACAGTGTATTCCAAGGTCTCAAGAAGTATTCTCCACGATCGCTACTTAGTTCACGAATGAAGTAATGTTTGCCGTCAAACGTTCCGTAAACAACGTGATTTTCCCAGCGTTCCATACTCTTAGCCGGTGCAATAAAAGCTATAGCCCCTTTTGGAATAGAGCGGTTTGGGTTAGATGATGTCATGGCGTCAGATGCTACTTTGACACAGTAAAAATCATTAGTTGCCACTGGAAGAACAAAGTCTTTTAATGAAGATTGAGTCATTAAAGATCCAGTGCTTTCATCAAAAGCTTTGAATTTAAAGATTAATTCATCAAAAGTTGATGTCTTGCTTGTGGGATTTTCTCCTTTATAGAATCCAACAAGCGGCACTTGGAAAAAGTCAGCTAATTTTTCTGCTATATCACCACTTATTGGGGTTACTCCTTTTTCCCACCTCATGATAGTAGCTTGATTTACATCGAGATATTTGCCTAATTGACGTTGAGTCAGATCTTTTTTAAGACGTAGTCTTTTCAGATAAGCACTTGGAGTTTCGTGCTCATTTAAAGATTCATCGTTATGTATATCGGTAGTCATATATAAGTCCGGTTGTATTTTTTATGCGGTTCCTATTATACGAAACGTTAGCTTCGTACATTTATCTCTATCGACCTGATGCATCTCTTTCTTTAGATAAAAAAACAATATTGTGCATTTTTTATGCAACGCATATAATATCAGTCACATAGTCTTTACAGACAAGGGGGATTTTTTATGCGTCGTTGCATCAATTTGCCACGTGCCACTGAACAAGCACGTCAACTTTTAGAAAAGCTCAAGCCGTACGAATTGCAAGACGGTAGCATCAGATTAACTAACAATGAAATGGCTAATACATTCCAAATGAGCCTTTGGTATGTAACAAATGCTTTAAAGGTTGCAGAAGATAAAGGTTGGCTGTCTCGTAAAACTACTTATGTTGACGGTCAACTAGGGCTCAAGCGTTCCATTACGATTAACTGGGGTGCGCTTGAAAAATGATGCAAAAGATCTCATCTCTCGGTAAGAATTTAGCTGATTGCAAAAACGTACAATCATGCTGCTTAAGCTCTGTTCGCAATTTGTTGTGTGATATTCCTATCTGGGAATACCGTTTACATCAAAAGAAATTCCAAAAGGCAGGCGGTGTTGAGTACGTGATCACTGTCACCGGCGCGGTTTTAAATATGTTATCCCCTCAAATAGGAACCGTTACCCCTGCGGCACGTTCACTTATTAACGAATGGTTTGGTGAAGACTTAGAAGATTCATTAAAAGAAATAGGTTATCAAGCAATGATAGCCAATCCAATCCCACGCAATAAGTACAATCAGCCTATAACTATTTTGGATTTGTACGAAATTGCAGGTGAATTTGGCGTTGATAGTAACGGATATTTGGATATAACTAACTTTGTATATCTCCGTTCCAAACAAAAATTCATGGACGTGCACAATACCTCAAACTTGTACAACGTGAAAACAATTCAATCTGATGCATTGCCTGTGTTAGTAAATCCAGCTATGCGCCTTTGGGCTGATGCTGATGAGTTTGGGATCCAAAATCTTTACGTTGACGATGTAATTTTTGACCCTCTTCAAAAGTCAGGCAGGTTGGCTAATATGGCTTGTGAAAGTGGTGAAATAGTCAAGGTTGTTGGTCACGCAATCTTTAATACCTATACGCCGCCATTGTGTTCTATCGGAAATTATATTGATGATGATCCTGAACACTTTGTACAACCTTTTGTACATCACGTACGCAATTTGTTACGTAGTTCAGGCGATGCAAAAATCATGCTGCAATGGTGCGCACATATTATTCAACGACCGGGAGAAAAAATCCGCTGGGCTCCGATTCTTTACTCCATTGATCAAGGTGTGGGAAAAGATACGATCATCAACTTTGTGCAAGAAATTGTCGGAAAGCGTTACTGCTCTACGATTAAACCTACAGACATCGGCGGCAACTTTAACGAATGGGCGCAAAGTATTCTCATTCGTATCTCGGAAGTCTCAGACGTATCAGAAAAATCAAGCCGTCGTAAATTCCAAGAAGAAGTAAAGACGATTATTTCAGGTGATGACAAGTTCGTTACTATCAATGAGAAATACGGATTCAAACACAATGCCCGTAATATTGCGCACGTGATCATCACAACGAATAATCCTCAAGATATCGCGGTGTCAGAAGAAGATCGACGTTATGACGTGATGGAATGTGCCACCAAGAAAGCAATGGGCATAGAAGATATTGAGGCACGAAAGAATTACTTTGACGCATTGTATAAGTGGTATGAAAAGGGCGGAAAAGAAAACCTTTACGCTTACTTATTGCATGTAGATCTCTCTGACTTTAAGGCTACAGTGCCGCGTTTGACAGAAGCAAAAGAAGCTCTGCAACAAGCTAGCTTGGATTATCTCTATTGGATTCAAGATGTCATTGATACCATTGGTGAAAATCAAGGTGATTTGGGATCAAATGTATTCAGAAGTGATACATTCCTTGCTATGGCTAAAGGTATGTGTAATAGCTTGCCTCAATGGAGTGGACCGGAAGCATTTAAAATTGCAACGATGTTTAGAACTAATATTGCTAAGTTTAAATATCAGCAAGTTAAAGGCTCATCAGGAAATGGACGTATTTCAGTAGGACATGGTAAAAAGACGATGGTCTATTACAGAAATTATAATGTTAATAGTCTTGATGTAGATAAAAAGGACTTATTAGAGCCGGAACAAGTCCCTGATATTATCGAGTTATTGACACCTAAAAAGGAAAGTTTTATTCATACTAATCCTTACAAAATCCATTAGCAGCTTCATCAGCGGCGGCTTTCTTGGCTGCCGCAATTCCTTTAGCTTTTTTCTTTGCAACTCTTCTTCTATCTTTCTCTCTCTGTTTTCCTTGGTATTCATCAATTAAAAGCGGTGGAATTTGTTTATCAAGCATTGGCATAAGATTTTTTACAATCCCAATGATTTGCGGGCGTAATAAATTAGCCATTTCAGCGGTAAAGGGTTTGTAATTAGTACGTTCATAAACGAATTGCAGGTCGGCTAAGATATTATCTACGACGAGTTCTAACATCCAGTGCCAATATAAACGTCCTGTGATCCTGTCTTTTGAATTGTTATACCAACGGTAAGAAGTGTAGTCAGCTGGATAACAATTACGGTAATAAGAGTAGACGGTATCAAAACGAAAAGCGGCTAAGTCATAAATTCGTTTGATTATTCTGTCGAATGTCATAGAATCTCCTTAAGGTGTACGAAACTTTACGAGGTAATTATGAATCGTTGGCAAACGTTCGTTTGGAATTTTAAACAATTCTTAATATGTTTTGATCAATTTGCGCGCGTGATTGTTGCTTTAATCTTTGGATTGTTTAATCCCAAAGTTAAGGGGTATGCGGATGAAACTATATCTGCGTGGAGTTATCGTTGCAGAGATAGATGGTATGGGCACGCAATGGAATTTTTTGTGAATTGCTTAATGTATATTCCAGAGAAAGTCTTTTATCATTTAACCTGGGGGCATTGTAAACGTGCTTATGCAAGTGAGTGTAATAAAAAACAGCTTCATCCGGATTATCAGAATGGGAATAGATAATTTGATTGTCAATGCCATAAAACTTACAGCTGGGATTATCTATGTTATTTCCTTGATTGTAGTTGCGTGGAATGTTTTGGCACCAACTCAATACACTTGGTTAAGTGGTTCTTCTTTAGGTTCTGTAATTGGTGTATTGGCATTCTTTGCTATTTTTGTTTACGCAATTTACTTGTGGAAGATTTGGGATCTTTAATGCCGGGTCGCTTTTGATGGTTAAATGATAAATCCAGTTAAATAGGAGTTCATTAAAAGCATAAGCGCTACAAAGAAAAGTAAGTCAAACACGTACTTAAGCTTCGTTTTGAAAATTTTTCTTTGTTCCATGAATGAATAAATGAACAATAAGCTAGCAATAGCTGATAAAATATCAACCATAGGTCAAACTCCAAAATGCCTATCAGGGACTGTATTATTCCAGTAATACAGTCTCTTTTATTTGTTTCAAATAATACCTTTCATTGGTACTTCCTTGCTGGGTTTTTACTTGTCATTAATCTAGCATTAATAAAAAAGGACTACAATTAATTTTTGCAGTCCTTTCAACGTGTTACTGTTTGTTCTAGATTGTTACTGTTTACTACAGATTGATACTAGATTACACGCCAGTGGAATTATTTAATTCTTCTATTCGCTTATCAACCATTGATATACACTCTCTTATTTCCCAATCCCAAACATCATATTTATCGCTTAGCAATTTCGCTATGTACTTGTTGGATTTTCTGTAAGCTCTGGCTGCCACAACTAAATCAGCTTCATCTTCTTTAGTTTCAGCTTTGTTTAGTTCAAAATTATTAGAGTTATTAGAGGCGGTATGATGATCTAGCCAGTCTTTTAAATAGAAACGAGCTTTTTCAAAATCCAGTTTCTCATGCCCTTTGTACGGTGCACGTAAGATGTACTTAATCGCGTTGCCTATATCAAAGGAATAGTATCTTGTGATGTCAATGGGTTCATATTCCACGGAAACCGACGCTGCAAGATAATGTTTAGGGTGGTTGACCAAATCATTGTCTAAACCTGCGTCAAATTCAGGCTTTAATTTCTCACTCATGATTTCTTCCTTTTTAAGACTGGCTTTGTTAGCGCTAATTTTTGAGATAAACCACATTTTATTCTTGAATGATATAAATCCCAGCTGATCCCATAAGCCTTACACATGGCTCTTTGGGATTCAAACTCTCTACCTTTAAAATCCGTGACTGGTATTTTACGAAACGCGTCTTTTCTTAAAGCGTTCTTCATGGAATAACCACGTTTTAAACGCCATGTAAGGGTTCTTCGTTTTATTCCATAGAAATCAGCCATCTCAGAAATTGATTTAAACTTACGTCCGGTTTCGTCAGTTACTGGCTTATCTCGGAATGACTTTTGACTAACAGCTTGACTCATTGTCATTCCAGATTTAATTCTGTTTCGTAACCTTTCAATAGGAACGTTATAGTCTTCTGCCAATTCGTTATAATTGCGGTAAACTTTGCCCTTATACTCGAATTTCGTGTAATTAAACTTATCGCTTCTTTGCGGTCTTAAACTATGTGCTTTCATGCTTGCTCATCAACAGTAAATGCACCGTGGGATTTACCCTCTTCAATGAGTAAATCAATGTCGTATTCTTTGCGGATATCCTCACGTATTTCTTGAGTCATACTGTTGATTTTGGATTCATACTGGGATCCCAAAAGAATATGCAAAGCCTCATACATGGATTTTGAAAATTCCAATGCGGCTTTCTCCATCTTTTCTTGTGCAGCCTTGATGTCAGAACGCTTTAATTCAATAGTCTTCATTTTTCTCTCCTTTCAAGAATAGAAGAAACAAGTTCATAAACACAAAATCCTATTATTCCAACAGCAGCTAGAAATAGTAATACTATTAGTCCCATTTCAACGATATACAATAAGCAATCTTCCATTTCCCTAAGATTTTCTGCGTTCATACTTTCCCTTTGTGCTATATTGGATTTGGGCAAGTTACAATCTATTTTTCACATTTTGATAAAATACTTTTGAGCTGTATTTTTTCTCTATGTATAAATCAGATTTTTCACAAAAGTTTCAACTTGCCCGCTTGTCTTATTTCTTCTTAAGCTCTTTCTCAAGCAAACTATCTAAGGTTTGATTTTGTTGAGCCTCTGCTACTTCCTTTAAGGTTTCTTCTCTAACAGTTCGCTTGTCTGTTATCAAAGTTAAGTAAATAGCAAGAATAAAACCGACAACGATACCAAACAGATAATCACCTAAATGGTCAATGAGTTTGAAAAGAAACTCTTGCCAAAAGCTCATTCTTCTTCCTCGGGTTTTACTATTTCAACTTCAATAAAAGCACAACAACCATTTTCTCGTGAAATACCAACAACATTCCAGTGGGCATATTCGCCGCACTGGTGTATCTTTTGTTGAAAACTTTCGCCGTTTAAATAAAAAGAAACTTTTTCTTTGTTCTCGTCTTTGTAATAAACATTCACGGGATAGTTCATTACCTCGCACAATTCACCTAGTTTCATTCTTTCACCTCTTAAAAACCAATTTCGCCTTCTTCGTCTTCGGCTTTTATTACGTCATCTAATAATTTAAAACGTTCATTACCCTCTTCGTCTGTAAAAACTGGAATGAGTTGGCAATTATCTACAATGACTCTTACTCTTTTATCTTTTGGATCACGATATTTTGCGTTAATAAAAACAGAATACTGTTCATCTATTGCATTAGTGCCAGTGTATTGTTTTCCTACCTTGAATTTTGCGGGTTTCTTTTCTTTAACCTCGTCAGGTTCTACAGTTCCAAACACGCACCATTTATCACCTTTTTCGTACTCGTAGTTTTCAAAAAGCTCTTGTAATGAATACCAGCTTGCACCGATAGCAACTTGCTTTTCTTGAATTTTAAAACCAGTGATTATGCCAATAATCAATTCAACATCTTTACCGATTTTTTTAGGACGCATAACAATGCTTTTTTCAATGTTAAATCCAGTGTATTGAGTAAATTCTTCAATAACTAAAAACGGTCTAATCATTTTTCTTTTACCTCGTCTGTTGCTTTAACCACATTGTCCATGAAAGGCTCATCTAACCATTCCGTATCATCTTCTGTATTAACTTTGCAAACATGATTATCAAAAACTACTTTTATTTTTCCGTCTAAAGGATCTTTATATCTTGCAGTAATAGTTGTTTCCCATTCATCATAACTATCATCAAAGTAGTAATACTTCTTACCGACTTGAAACTTAGTAGGCTTCTTTTCAGGCTCTTTAATTCCAAACGAATGCCAAACACGGTCAGAGTCACAATACTCAAAGCACTCATAAAGATTTTTTAAAGTTAAAACACGATTGCCGATTTCTATTACGTTAAACTCGTGGTCAATAGCAGTAATAATGCTTTCGTATTCGGTTTCTTCCTTACCCTTTTTGCGGATGCTAATGCCGTAACCCACATCAAGCCCGGTTACTCTTTTGAACTCTTTAAAATCATTAAACGGTCTAATCATTTATTTCTCCCATTCCTCTCTATCATCATCAATTTCTATACAGCCTTGCTCTTCAAGGTATTCCATGTAGTTATATAAATCACCGCTAGTTAAGACTTCTCTTTCGTCTTTGCTTTCACGGTTTTGTGCATTTAATAAATCGTCAAATACCTCTTCTCTGACTTTATTAAAGCGGTCGTAAGCAAACTGCAAATCAGTTGCCGCATCGATAATGTCCGTCATTTTTACAACAGACGGATAATCAACCTCATCTCTTGTCATTTTCTTTAATCCTTTTTAAAGCCTCTGTTTCCTGCTCCCATGTTTCTTGTTCTTCTAAATAATTAAGTAAGTCGTCAGCTGAATTTATGAAATCAAAGGCTCTAGCAGCATCATCAGATCCCATTAAATTAGATAGAATGCCAAATTTTTCTATCTCCCTTTCTTTAAAAAATCCAGCTAAAATGTCGTAAGTTTTTCTTATGTCTTCAAGCCTGTATTTCATCTTTGGGTTTAACCTCAATCCAGTATTTCTTCTGTTTCTTAAACTTGTTCTTTACATAAACAAGCAAGTCGTTATTAAGACGGATCAAGTCGCCTATTTCTTTGTGAATGCACTCAAACATCACATCAGTTAATTCGTCGTCTGATAACTCCTCGGGCTTTTTTCCTGCAACCTTTGGAGTAATATCAAACCTTGCTTTAAGCTCTGTAAGAATGGTGTCGGGACTTGTAGGAATGTCGTCAAACGGCATATCTACGCCCTGAATAACAGCACCTTCGGGAAATGGATCGTTTTTTCTTGCGTTAAACAGTGATAGGCACTTGCTCCCGTCGGGGGCTTTAAAAATTGACATGTCATTCCCGTCAAGGGCGCAAAACTGCAAGCCCTCTTTGGTTACTAACGTGATCCCCACATCAGTGTTAGGTGTGCAGGTAAGCAAAAATCTCTTGAGTTGATTTGTGCGCATTTTATTTGCCCTCT